TATAATACTGTTGTTCTTCCTTTAATATCTAATTCAGGGTATTTTAATTCAAATATCATAGTATCATAAGAAGGATATACTATATTATTTCTAGTAGCTCCTTTGATATCATAAGCATATTGAGAGTAATTACCCCCTTGTTTATTTACTATCTCTACTTTACTTACTGTTTGTACTCCTATTACTTTATCAAGTAAAGTATAAAGTGTAGATATATTTATAGGTTGATTAATATTCCATTTTCCTACTTCAAAAAATTCTTTTAAAGCATCACAACATGCTAGTAATACGTCTCTACCGTTGTAGTTAGGTCTAACTAAAATATCAAAATTTACTCCTATATTTACAACGAAAGCATCTTTTATATTTAATGCATCAGTAATTGGTATGTAATTTGACATATAAGTTCTTAAATTATTTTTTAACGTTTCTGTAGCATTTACTAAAAATTTATTATTATCATAAGCTAAAACATACATAGATAAAGATAATGGATTACTATCTATGATTGCATCAGTTTGAGATTGAGTACTATTAAGTTCATCTTGAGTAACAAATACTTTAGCTACTGTACCAAATTTTGGATTAAGAGATAAAGCTCTTACGGTATAATCTTGAAGCGTTATAGTTCTTTTTTGTTCACTAAATGCTCTTAAAGAATTTTGCCTTATTTCTTCTATAGTATCTCCATCTTTACCACCTCTGGCAGGTTCGGTATTGTTAACTGCTAAAGTACTAAGATATGTATTTTCTCCGTCTATAGAATTTGCTGTTGTAGAGAGTTGAGTTAAAGAGTTAGCTGGTACGTTTGCAGCTATGCCTCCTCCTACTAAATACTTGATTGTAAGAGTGGTATTAGAAGGAGCAAGTCCATATGCCTGAGAATACATAAAGTTAGACGGATCGTATGCTGTATCTAATCTGGTAATACCTTGTGATGTACCCATTCCTACATTAGTCGGATTAGGAAATACTACGCTATCATCGCTTTCTCCTAAACCGGAACCAAATTGAATAGTTAAACGACCTGTAGAATCTAATCTAGTAACAAACCTTTTAGGTACTTTTTGTAATTTTATTACGTTAGGTACTTTATCGGCATCGGCTCCTACGTTATTTTCTTCTACAAAAACAGTATCTTGACCTAAAGAAGGAACTTCGTACCATCTATTATTACCTGCTCCGGTGTCGTCTTCTATACTAAGTATACCTATAATATTAGTATCTTCTAAAACATATGTAGCAAATTTTTCAGCTTGACCGTAAGTTACAGAAACTGTTTTAGTTTCTCCTGAAAAGGCTTTTATTTTTTTAGTCAAAAGAAATTCAGAAGGTAATCCGTTACTAATTTCACTTATTACTACGTCAGTAGGATCAAAAGAACTTGAAAAAGAAAAATCAACTTTGTTTTCTATAAAAAATTTACTATTACCTTGAGTAGTAGAAGTTACAACACTATTTTCACTAGTAACTAAAGCTTGATTCCAGTTAGGTTGATTAGATACTGGGTCAGCTCCTACGTTTTGAGTAAAAGTTAATTCAACTTCAGATACTGTAGTAGTTTTAGGTCTGTACCCCATCATATACGCCATAGTGTATAGGTTACCTGGATCTTTAGCATACTGTAAGAATGTTTCTTGAAGTTGCGTATCTTGATAGAAAGAAAGTATATCTCCTACATATGCAGCCATTTCCATGAACATAGTTCCTGGGGATGTTGGGGAAAAATCATTATAAGAATCAGGAAAATAGTTTTTTGCAAATTCTATTAATTCCTGTTTAAAATCTGAAAATTCTCTAGCTACGTATTTTATATCTCTTTTTTCTGCCATTATGATTCAAAATTTATTACTACTTCATCACTTATATTAGTACTTCTTATAGCATATTTTAATGTTAAAAAAACTGAGTTACGATCTGGATCGCCTGTAACTCTAAAATCTGTAACTAGAACTTGAGGAAAATATTCTTGTAATCCCTTGTTAATAATATCTCCTACTTCTCTAATAGTATCTGAATCTACGTTTTCAAAAAGTAGGTTACGTATCGGTGTACCGAAAAGAGGATTCATATACCTCTCTCCTTGACCTGTTAGTAAGTAGTTAATTAAATTAGCTTTGACAGCATCTTTAGTTTGGTAAGTAGAATTAAATACAGCTTTACCTGAAAAGGGTAAGGAAACTCCTATAGCTTTTCTAGGTTGAAGATCGATTGGATATATTCTCTTACTGTTAAATGCCATTTTATACTAATCCTCTTTTTTGTTTATCTTTTTCTACTGCGGCATTATATACATCTCCGGCTTTTTTAACAAAGTCTAATTGAGATATATCTAATCCTGGTTGGTTAGCAGTGGTACCTTGCATGCCCATTGACGATGCCATAGACGACGCAAAATTAGGTTTGCTTACCATATCTGATGTTCCTGCAAATACGTTTCTATATTCTTGAGAAGTCATTGATGCTTTAGTTTGATTAAGCATTTCAGTAAGTGAACTGTTATTTTGTTTAGTTGAAATAGGTTTCTCGTAAGTAACTTTCTTTCCTGAAGGTTCACTAGCTATCTTAACAGCTTCGTTAAGTATGTCCTGTAACTCTTCTTTAACAGCGTTCTTAACTTCTTCTCTTATTATTTTTCTTAATTGATCGAGTTTCATAATTATAAATAGTTAATTTATGCAAGTTGGTTATCTAATCTAAATTTTAATTCTTCTAACAGAATTTCGCTATCAGAACTAAAAGAAGGTTCTCCTCTTAATACTATAACTCCTATCTGGTCTTTTGCTACTGCTACCCTTCTAGGAATTCTAGCTTCTAGTGAAATATCTTCTATAACAGCTAGTTTATAATCTCTACCATTAGCAGCTCTATAATTTAAATCACCTCTTGATATAGTATCGTTTATAGAATCTAATTCTAAATTTTCTGGTGAGTTAACTTCACTTAAAAGTGCTTGCAATTCTTCTTGTTCTTCGTTTTCTTCTAATTCGGTAGCACAGTCTGCTACTTGAACGTTTACTTTATTTAGTATATCTCTAACTTTAGTCAAAGAAGGTCTTATAGATTTAGTCAATGATCTTACTGAACGTAAATCGTCTTCTAAGTCTTCAAGTAATTTTACTACTTTAGCTAGTCTATCAGCTGATCTATTTGTAAATCCAACAGTTTTAGCACTAAAAAGACCTCCTCTATCAAAATCACTAAATGATGGCCTGTTACCTCTAGCTAATTTAGTTCTATTTCTTTTTAAAAGCTTTATAAGTCTTTTTGCTGCTCTTATTGCTTTTTGTAGTTTTTTAGGTATCCCATCAACCTTTCTCACTACTTTTAAAATTTTATTTGTGCTTTTAAGTAAATTATTTCTTCCTTTAGCTATTTTAATTAATTCTTTATTGTTAGGACATTGATTTGCAAATTTACTAAATAGCGTTAGAGACTCTCCTTCTATTTTAGCTTCTACTTCACCTTGTAGTCTACCTAATAATTTAGCTATTACTTCCGATATTTGAGATCTACTTGGCATTATTCAGTATATACTTTTTTAGATTTAAGTTGTGAAGGGCCGCTAGGGTTGATTATTCTTCTCAAAGATTCTATAGTTGCTTTTGCTTGCAATCCTCTCT